CACTAGGACCCGTCCGATTCAAATTGGCTTACAAATGCTCTGATGTTGAATACACTCGCTGGCTCGTTGACACTCCTCTGCCCTATTGGGCAGAAGGTGATTTCTCACGCAACGATTCAGAACAACGAGCTTCTGTCACCACAATTTATCTGACCTGGCTCCGCAAACTCGCTATGCCCGACTGGTTCTTAGAACTTGAACGCTCCCTCCGTGATTTTAGCGTCAAGTCTCACGCCTTCGGTGTTTATGCTCGAATTGTGAACCAACTACCCACAGGTGCTACTAACACAACGAACCGCAACAGTATGTACAACATGACGATGTTTGCCGTTTGTTGTAAGCGCCAAGGGCTCACCGCCCGCGCCGTGGTCTTAGGTGATGACATCCTAGCTCGTACTTCCCGAATCATTGATTGTAAGATTTGGACGCTAGATGTCGCCTCATTCAGAATGGTTCTCAAAGCTAATACACCCAAGTTTGACGGTGATGCTACCATCTTGTCCCGACGTGTTATCGACCGGGGAGATGTAGTATGTTCAGTACCCAAGATCGGAAAAGCTTTGGCCCGATTCAATGTCCGTGCTACTTCGAATTCTGCAGTGTCAGACGATGTTTACATGGCAGGCAAAGCATTATCTTACGCATACGAGTTCAGACACGTCCCTTTTCTCAGTAAATTCTTCCTGGAACGCTATCTAATGTATGGTGTCGCACCTCACGATTTGGAGCTGACATGGACAACACGCTCTAATGGTATCGATGGCACCAACATCGCACAAGCTATAGCCGATGAACGTACCATCATCTCTGATGACATTTTCTTAGAGTGGAGTATGGACACTTACGAAATTGGCTTATGCGACTGGAATGAAATCTTTGAAGGCGTGATCTTAGACACACAACCTCGGATGTTCGAACACCCTCAGCTTAGCGCTTTGGAAATCGACTTCTGAGCCTCGATATCGCTTCTGGCACAAGCTTAAAGGTGCTCGGCCGCGAGCAGGCTAGTTATTTTCGAGTTTTTT